TCAATTTGAATTAACTGCAGCACATGATGTTCAAGGAGTTAAACTACCTTCAAGGTCTGTAATTGCTAATAATTGTCCTTGGAAATACAGAGGCACAGAGTGTGGATATAGCGGTAGTAATTATTTCGATATAGATAATAATCCAGTTTCTGATATAAGCGATGATGTATGTGGAAAAACCTTTACTTCATGTGAAAAAAGATTTCCAGATGAAGATCAAGAAATACCGTTTGGAGGGTTTCCAGGAGCTGGAGTTAAAACTGGTAGCGTACGATGAAACATTACGTACTAGATAAGTTTAGAGAACACGTTAAGTCGGAGTATCCTAAAGAAGCTTGTGGATTTATTCTTGCAATGCCAAAAGGAAGAGCAAGATATTTTCCTGCTAAAAATATATCTGAAACTCCAGAGGACGATTTTATAATAGATCCTCGTAGTTACGCAGATGCAGAAGATACTGGAACAATAATTGGAATATGTCATTCTCATCCGAACATGGCACCAACTCCTTCAGAAGCAGATAAAGCAGGGTGTGAAGCTTCTCAAAAACCTTGGCATATACTTAGTTGGCCAGGTAATCAACTATATAGCTGGGAACCAAACGGATATGAAGCACCTTTAATAGGTAGACAATTCAGTTATGGAATTTTAGATTGTTGTACTTTAGTAAAAGATTTTTACAAAAAAGAATTAAATATTGATTTTGAATGTTATCAAGGTCAAGACGGGTGGTGGGATAAAGGAGAGAATAGATATTTAGATAACTATGCTGAACAAGGTTTTGTAAGAGTAGATGATTTAAAAAAATATGATATATTTTTAATAAAATTAGTTTCACCTGTACCAAACCATGCGGCAATCTATCTCGGAGACAATAAAATATTACATCATGTACATGGTAGGTTATCAAATAGAGAACCATACGGCGGGTACTGGAGAAAACATACCACGCATATATTGAGGCACAAGTCACTATGTTAAGAAAAGTCAAATTATATGGAGCATTAGGAGAACGTTTTGGTAAAGAATGGAATCTCGACATTAACTCTGTACGTGAAGCAACAAAAGCAATTGCAGCAAATAATCCCCAGTTTAGAAGAGAATTTGCTACCTCTCATGAAAGAGGAATAGGTTATCATATTTTAGTAGGAGACGAGTATTTAAAAGATGAAAGTCAAGCAGAGTATCCTACAGGAAATAAAGAAATTAAAATAGTACCAGTTGTAATTGGTTCTAAAAAGAAAGGACTAGCAGCAATACTATTAGGAGCTTTAATAATAGGAGCAATTATGTTTGCTCCAGTGGGTACGGCAGGACTAACTCAGGCTGTAATGCCTGGAGCCGGAGTGTTTGGCACAAATACTGGTTTAACAACTTTAGGAAGCATGGCATTAAAGTTTGCAGGCTCGTTGATTATAAGTGGAATTGGCTCCCTACTAGCTCCAACACCTAAACCAATAGAGCAAAAAGATGAACCTAAAAACTATGCTTTTAATGGCCCAGTAAATACTACTTCTCAAGGGGTCGCAGTACCAGTATGTTATGGAAAACTTATAGTTGGTGGTGCTGTTATTAGTGCAGGTATTCAAGCAGAAGATTATAATCCGGAGTAATTATGAGTCAAGATGAAAAAAACTGGATAAGAGGCTCCAAAGGCGGGGGAAAAGGTGGCGGAGGTGGCTCTGCTCCAGTAGAAGAAGATAATACTTTATTTTCTACTGCTAAGGCTCGTATTATAGATTTAGTTTCAGAGGGAGAAATATCCGGTCTAGTAAATGGAAAACACTCTATATTTTTAGATGAAGTTCCTTTAGTAAATAATGATGCAGACGATAACTTTACTGGTTATAGCTACGCTACTCGTGTTGGTACAAATTCTCAATCTTATATTCCAGGATTTCAAGGAAGTGAAGAACAAGTAACTGTAGGAGTTCAAGTACGAAAAGATGCAGGCCCAACAGTAAGAAGTTATACAACTACTACTGCAGATGCTATGAGACTTACATTATATACTCCTGCATTAACTTTTCAAAAATCCAATGGAGATTTAGTAGGTTCAAAAGTAGAGTTTACAATCGAAATGGGGTATAATGGTGGTAATTATACTACTGTTAAATCTACTTCTTTTGAAGGTAAAACAACTCAAAGGTATGAAAGAGCTTTTCGTTTTGATATACCTTCTGCATGGAAAAGTGCAGGATTTACAAGTATACAGTTAAGAGTAACTAGAGTTACTGATGATGACGATGGAGCAAAAACAAATAATGATTTATATTGGGGTACTTCAACAACAATTATAGATAATAAACTGACTTACCCTAATAGTGCATTAGTTGCTTTAGAGTTTGATGCAAAACAATTCAGTTCTATACCTACTAGAGGCTACGAAATTAAGGGAGTAAAAGTAAAAATACCTAGTAACTATACTCCTTATGATCACGGAACTTGTAGTATTAACGGCATAAGAAGAAAAGATAGATGTATTTCACAAGGAGGTACTTGGACAGGCACAGAAGTAGGAGATACACTTTATAGTGGAGACTGGGATGGTACGTTTACTACTGCATGGACTTCAAACCCTGCTTGGATTATGTATGATATATGTACAGACGATAGATACGGTCTAGGTAAATGGTTAGAAGAGGCTCAAATGGATAAGTGGGCTTTATATGAGATTGCAAAATATTGTGATGCTGTAGATTCTTCTGGAAATTTTGTAGGAGTTGATGACGGTTGGGGATACAAGGAAGCACGTTATACTTGTAATTTATACTTACAAACAAGAGAAGAAGCCTATAAGATATTAAATGATATTGCATCAATAATGAGAGCAATGGTTTATTGGCAAGAAGGAGCAGTAACTCCAGTACAAGATGCCCCAAAAGACCCTGTAATGACTTTTACAGATTCAAATGTTATTGATGGACAATTTACTTATGAAGGCTCTAGTCGTAAACAAAGACATAATGTAGCACATGTTACTTGGAATAATCCAGATGATTTTTATCGTCAACATATAGAGTATGTTGAAGATAGCGAAGGAATTACAAACGCTAATAATCAAATATTTTCTCAGGAAATACAAGCAGTTGGATGTACTTCACAAAGCCAAGCTAGACGTATGGGAAAGTGGTTGTTGTATAGCGAAAGATATGAAACTGAAACTGTTACATTTAAAACAGGCATGGATGGAGTATCTTTAAGACCTGGAGATAATTTTTATATTGCTGATTCTTTTAAAGCAGGTATAAGATATGGTGGAAGAGTATCAACAGGCAGTACTAGTACTGTAATTCAATTAGATAACGCTACATCAGTAACAGCAGGACAATCTTATAGATTAAGTATTTTAAACACAGAAGAAGCATGTATTGCATCAGACGGTTCAAAATCTACAGAAACTACTCAAGAGGCTTGTATTAATGCTGGCAAACAATGGGCCCCATATATTTGGACAGAAACAAAAACAGTAGATACTATTTCGACTTCTGCAGATGTAACTTCAATTACAGTTACTGAAGCTTTTGAAAATACTCCAGCAAGTGGAATGATGTGGATATTAGAAGAAGTAGGAAGTGTAGAAGCCCAAACTTTTAAGTGTTTAGGTATAAGAGAAATAGAGCCAAATATTTATGAAATATCTGGATTAAAGCACTATGATCAAAAATACGGTATTGTAGAAGATAATTTAGATTTCTCTGCTAAGTCTACTAGCAATTTACCTGACCCTAGTGATGCAATACCAGCTCCTGGAGATTTAACAATTAGTGAGGAGTTATATGTTGACTCTACTAATAATATTAAAAATAGAGCAACGTTTTCATGGGCTACGCCTAAAATATCTGGAACAACACAAAACTATCCTTATGTTGGAACTTATTATGTAGAGTACAGAAGAAAAGATACAAATGTTAGCAATTGGATGAGTTTAGGAGAAACAGTATCAAATAGTGTTACAATTGATGATGCTCCAGCAGGACAAGTAGAGTTTAGAGTTAAAACAAGGAGAATATTCTAATGGGTAATTTATATTCACCGTTTGCCTATAAAGAGCAAGAAATATTTGGAAAAACTGCGGCTCCTTCCGATGTTGAAGACTTTCAGCTTGTTGTACAAGGCTCAAAAGCATTATTGTCTTGGACACAAGTTACAGATTTAGATGTAGTGAATGGAGGAAACTATTGGGTAAGATATTCAAGTGATACAAGTGCAGCATGGGGTTCTTCGTCAACTGTTGAAAGATATGTTCCAGGAAGTACATCTTCTGTACTTGTGCCTTTATTGAATGGTAGATATCTAATTAAAGCCGTAGACTCAAGTGGTAATGAATCAGTAAATGCAGCAGTTTTTAATGCTTCTGTAGATACGGATATTCTTAATTTGAATGCTGTTGAAACTACCACTCAACATCCTAACTTTGGTAATGATACTTCAGATACTGGAGTTAATGATACAAATACTACAAACATATTTTATGATAGTACTAATCAAGCAATACAGTTAGATACTGCATCTTTAGCAACCGGTACACATGACGAATATTATGCTTCAGGCACCAACACTGATATAATTGGAACTTATGATAGCACTCAAGAATCGATTTTAGATGATAACAGTGGTTCTAATTATACAGTACTTGTAAGTGCAAATATATTTGATAGTGCAAGTGGAAACTTTGATGATAGAAGCGGAAATTTTGATGATTTAGTACATACTGCAAATAAATTAACTGATGAAAATGCTAGTTTTGATTCAACTTGGAATGGAAAAACTGTAAGAAATATAACAGACGATACAACAGCAGTAGTTTCTGCGGTAGATAGTTCTACAGTTTTAAGCCTAGATACGGATATATTTGATGGGTCAGCAGAACAATATAGATTAGAAGTTTTGCCAAATAATCTAAGAGATACTACTCAAACTTTTACTTCAGACTTAGTAGGTAGAACCGTAAGACTTGATGATAATACATCAGCAACTGTATCAGCTTTTGTAGATGCAAATAATCTTACTTTATCTTCTGATTTAATGGAAGACAACCACGGAGCAGACTACCACATTGAGTGGGGGCCTTATCAAGTTTATGACAGCACTGGCCCATTTACTTCGGCAGTTGTAGGAAAAACAATTCGTAATACAACAGAAGGAACCTCAGCAACTGTATCAGCTTTAGTAAGTGCATATGAGTTAACTCTTGATGATACAATTTTTGACCATCAAGACGGAGATAGCTATACTATCGAAGTTGATACAAAAATATTAAGAGATACTGGAGCAAGTTTTGATTCAACACATGCTAACCGTATTATAAGAAATATAGATACTGGAGACCAAACATATATTGTAAGTGTTGATAGTAGTACAGAACTAACTATTAATTCAGACATATTTCCAACGGATGGAGCAAACTATAAAATAGAAGGAAACGTTGAATCAAGTGGCACATATTATTTTACAGATGAGTATATTGACCTAGGAACTACATATACTTCTCGTCTTTTAACAGAGTATACTTCAGACTCTTTTGATGTACTAGAATTGTTTGATGCTACTGGCGGTAACTTTGATACTCGTACGGGATTGTTTGATGGTTCTGATATTTCTTCCACAAATGCTCAAGTACAAGTAAGAACAACAACAGATGATCCTTCTGGCACTCCAACTTGGAGTTCTTGGATTAATTTTTATATTGGAGACTATACAGCAAGAGCATTTCAGTTTAGAATGAATCTTAGCTCTACAAACGTAACACAGAATATACGAGTTGATAGTTTAAAAGTTACGATTGATATGCCAGATACAATTAAACGTGACTATAATGTACAAACTGATTCTGGGGATGATAATGAAATTAAAGTTATTACATACGAAACACCTTTTAAAACAACACCAACAGTTAGTGTAACCCCAGTAGACTCAGATGATCATATTTCATTTACTATTAGCAGTAGTAGTAATACTGGATTTACAGTAACTTTTCATGATGGCAATCTTAATCAAGGCTCGCAAGAGTACTTTAATTACGTAGCCGTAGGATATTAATATAGGAAACAAAACATGGCAACACATGACTATAACATAGCTAACCAATCTTTTCCGGCAACACGTTCGGATATTAATAATGCACTAGCTGCAATTCAAAGTAGCAATAGTGCAGCAACTGCTCCTTCAGGCACAGGTAGTACTGTTGCTGGTGAGCTTTTTTATAATACAACAGATAATAAATTACAGATAGCAACAGACGCTAATGGTACTTTTGTTGATGTTGCTCTAGATTCTTCTGGCGATTTAGCAGTAACTGGAGCTCTTGATGTAACTGGAGTAGCTACTTTTACTGCTGAAGCAGTATTTAATGGAGGATTCGCTTTAGGAGATTCCGATAAGATAACTTTAGGAGCGGGAGATGATTTAGAGATTTATCACGATGGTTCAAATAGCTTTATTAATGATGCGGGTACTGGAACATTACAGCTACAAGTTGGAGGCACCACAAAGTTAGAGGTTACATCTACGGGTATTTCTCTTGATGACAATGTTAAAGCACTGTTTGGCACGGGAGACGATTTAGAAATTTATCATGACGGTTCTAACTCCTATATTTCAGATACTGGAACAGGAGATCTATACGTATCAGCAGCTTCAGCAATTTTTACTAATACCTCCGCAAGCGCTCGTGTTCGTCTGCTCTCTGCTAACACTGCCTATGGTAGACTTGAATTTGGAGATACAGACAATAGTTCCATTGGAAAAATAGAATATAGTCATCCAGATAATTACTTTGACTATAAAGTAAATGATTCTGTTCGTTTTCGTATGGAAGGAGATGGCGACTTTCACTCAGATGGCGATGTTATTGCATACTCAACTACTGTCTCTGATGAAAGACTCAAAACCGGGATACACACAATACAAGATGCGTTAGACAAAGTTTATTCATTAAAAGGTGTTGAATTTACTTATAAAACAGACGGCAGACGTTCAGCTGGTCTAATTGCACAAGATGTAGAAAAAGTTTTACCTTCAGCAGTAGCTGAAAAAGAGCTACCATTAAAAATAGACGATG